GTCGAGATACATGGAATCCTTGCCGCGAAGCTTCTCAATAGCATTGTCCACCCATTCCTCGTCCCAGTCCTCGTTGGTGACTTTCTTCTCCAACTCCTGAGCCGTGAGGAAAGTGCGCCAGAAAATGTAGGGGCTGCGCTGCGGGTCGGAAACATAGGGAGGGAGGATCACCTCACCGTCCGGGGCGCAGGAATGCACGACTGGGCGATCCACGGTTACCCTAGGAACCGCGATTTGAGCCTCACCTTTGCTTCTGAGGTCTTTGAGTGCCTTTTTGGCTCTCTTCTCCGAAAGCGCAGGGAATGCCGTCAGAATCAATCCTAGGGCCATTTCCGTGGCATTCTCGTCCATGAGCAGGTCAACCATCTCTGGAGCGGCCTGCGCGATCTCGTCGAGGGTCATCGTCTGCAGGAAGGTGCGAGCCTCCCGCTGCCAGCCGACATAGGAGATCATCAGACCCTTTTCGAGCAGGTAGTTTGCCCCCAGCTCCATTTGCTCGCGGAAGTTTGGGATGTAGGTGCTTCTCATCCACTTCAAGAACCCGCTGACCATTGCCGCCCGTGGCATGGATGCCATAGATGTCGGGAACGCCTTGATGTGGGAGCGTTGCAGGGCTTGGTCAAACAAGGCCACATAGGTGTCAATACGCTCACCAATGACATTCACCTCTTGGTCGGATGCACCCTCCCACGGAAATGCGTTAGCACCGTGCTTGCGGAGATCATCGGACTTGCCCGGCCAAATGTTCCTACGCTCGTCATAGCTGCGGAGGCAGGTCTGGAAGTACTCGTCGAGGTCAATTAGTGCGGTCTCGTAGGCATACGCGAGGGAGCGCACATCTGGCTCGCTTTCGAGGTAGATCAACGCTTCGCCTTCCAAGGCTTCGGATTCAGTTTCCATGGTACAATTCGTAGGTATCGGAGTCTATTTTTTTTGTGACTTTAATAGTCTTGCGTAGCAGTCGCTGGGAAAGCTTGGCTGGTACTTCCACCGCAATGCGGTTTCCATCCAATCCTGCATATACATATCGGGGGTTGATTGCGAGTCCAATCACCGTCACCTCCAGCACCTCTGGAGCCTCAACTGCGGGTTCCTCGGCGGCAACCACAGGTTCTGCCTTGGGTTTTGCTGACTTAGTCGCTTTCTTGGTCGTCTTCTTGGTCGTTTTCATGGATTCCTGATTGTAGGGTTAGTTCTACGACCTTCATTACTAGTACGCCAATGACGGACGCATAGGTGAGGTCAAATTCCTGTGTAAATCGGTCGATGGCGCGGTTGATCGCATCGTCAAAAGCTTCTGTTTGGTCTCCGTCTGTCATGATGGTAAAAGTTGTTTGGAAAATTGTTCGTCCCATTGCATTGGAAACTCCAAACCGAGTGATGGGTTGTTTTTAAGATATTGAATCGTTCTGACTGTCATATCCAAATATGCATTCGTCTTGTTCGACTGGTTCAAGTAATTTAACAATTCTTCAGTCGAGTCGAACTCAAATCCGTAAAACTTTTGGTCATCATTTGATTTTAAGCGACCATCCCAAGTGTATTTATTAAAATTGTCATAAAATGGGTTAATGCAGAAAATGTGACCAAAATGATTTATGGCATTAACTTGAGCTTCATACCATCCGAATGGAGATTCTCCATCTTGAAAACACCATTCTGACTTTGGATTGTATTCGTCCAGCTCAACATGCTTAGACGCTTCCATTATTTCCCTTGATCTTGCTTCGCTTGCTGGTGGGTACATCTTCCTCCAGTGTGTGTTGATTTCTTCTTCGTGTTCTTTTGCGTATTGTTCTATTGCTGTCATGGTTAGTATCCTCCTGTGCCTTGTCTTGTTACATTTATATGAGATCCGTCCACATGGTCAATAGCAGCCACGGCTGCATATCGCAGGACATCTATCGGGTCTTTCCATGCCTCCTTTAACCCTCCGTCACCCGTGTACTCGGAAAGGGCTTGAATGATATTCTCGCAGTCCTCGGACACATAGAAGTGCGGTCGGTTGACAGAATCAGAAGGTTTAGTGGTGTCCCACGACATCTTGCCGATCAAGGCTTGGAGACCATCGTCGATCTCTAGCCCCGGAGCTGGGATGCAGATGATGTCTTCATCGCTCAAATCCTCAATGATGCTAGACGCTCCGTCCGAGGCTTGGTACTTCGCCGCCCCCAGACGAGGGTCAATCAGTCGCTCGGTGATCTCCTCGTCACCCTCAAGGTCTCGGATGAGTTCCACATAGTCGCGGATTCCGTAGCCTTGGCCTTTAGCACCATCGCCGGGCATCCACTTGCCACCCTTCCATTCAGCCCAGTCTCCCACATCCACACCCGGCCATTCGCGGTAGACCCAGAATGTTCCTGTAGCGTCAACTGCCACCCAGCACATGAACCAGTTCTTCGCTCCTGCGGGGTCGATGATGTGATAACGGGTGATGTTATTAGTCGGGATCTTGTCCGGGCTAACCACATTAACTTCCTTGTTAAACTTCGGAAATTTGGTGGCGTGGGACTTTACAGGAACCCCGTACGCACGAATCAGAATCTCCTCCCTTGGCCTCCCCACCAGTGTCTCCTTGATTCGCTCGTAGCCACCGAAAGGGTTGTCTTGGGAGTGGAAGTAGTGGACGCTCGCATTGCGCTTCTTACTCCGCTGGACATAGGGTACAAGCTCACCGCCGAGGAGTTCCGCCTCCTTGCTCTCGACGCTGGTAGCTCCGTCTAGGTACTCTTTGATGACCTCCGTGTACCCATCAATCGGGGTAAATGTCAGCAGTAGCTTTGCGTTGCGGGTCGCTAGTCGAAACCGCAGGGTGTTGATCAACTCAGGACCAAGCAGATACTCATCCAGCCAAACGCCCACATTATGCCAATTAGGAGTGCGCGAACCCAACTCTGCTCCTTCCAAGATGGTTGGGTTGTTTTGGTACTGCGAGTAGGTCTTGAATATAATCTGAGAACCGTTGGGTAGGATGAGTGATGAGTCAGTGAATCCATTCTTCTTAGTATAAGAGATATATGTCCCAGAGGAAGTCTGCTTTGTCCTAAGTTCCGCTGGTAACCAATCCCACACGGCACTCTGCTGCTGGCGAATGCTAACCTCGGATGTCTGCGCGAAACACATGATCTCGGCGTTGGGGTTCTCTATCGCCGCACGAACCACAGAGAACGCTCCCCACTGCGTCTTGCCGCTGCGGTTGCCTCCAAGTGCCACAATCTCGTTCACCTCGTCTAGTTGCTCCTCAGCCTTCGCCCAATGTGGCAGTCGGAATCCAAAGCGGTACGGGTCGCGTTCAGCGTTATCTATGGCTTCGTGGTAGACCCTGTGCAGCTCCACAAGGTCGGCAGGCTCCATGAGGGCAATCTCCTCATCGGTCGGCGGGGAAAGGATCTGGTGGGTGCGCCACTTCATGCGACAATTTCGGCCTCGACTGCCTGCGCCTTCACCTTGTTGGCGATGCGAGATTTAGCCTCTGCGATCATCTTAGCGGCATCGTCGATAGATGCACCCTGCCTGTGTTCCACGACCGCAGTAGCCATGCCAGATAGTTGCATGGACTTGTCCGTGAGGACACCCACGGTGATCGCTAATCGGTCGGGTGAGATGTTCTTGAGCTGGTCGGGGTCGTCGGAAAGCTGGTCTGCCTTCGCAAATAGCAGGTCGGTGTAGGTCTCCGCTGCCATCGCATATTTCTGCGAGAACTCCTTGCGCTTCGTCTCCAGAGTGTCGCTGTGCCGCCACATGAGTGACCTAACGGTGTCACGGGCAAGCCCGGTGATCTCGGAGGTGCTTTTGATGCTCTTACCCTGTGCCAGCAGCCAGAGGCATTTCGCCGCCGCCTGTGGGTTCCAGAACTCCACACGCTGCCTGTTGCCGTGTTCCTCGGCGCGGCGCATGACCTCTGCGAACCATTCCTGATCTGGTTCTGCGGTTAGTTTCTCGCTCATGGTGAGTGATTTTTACTTCAGCTTGGAGGCGTTGGCAATAGCGGAAGAGTTTCCTTTTGTTTTTGACTTTTTAACTTTTTCTTCCGTTGCAGGATTGTATCCCCATTCAAAGATGGAATTACCATCGGTGTAAATGTCTTTTGCTTTTACGCTTTTACTAAAAATGCGATACTTTCCTTGCAATGCAGAATCACCATGATCTTTAGCGTATTGCTTGCTAGTTGTCACCCAATCACCAGCACGGAAAACATATTTTGACGGAGACCCAGTTTTTCTTGCCTCTTCTGCGACATCTACTGGAACCGCTCGGTATATTGTGATGCTGGCATTTGGGTTGCCTTTAAGGCGTTTGATTTTCTTCATTTCCTCTAGCCCCGCATCCTGCTCATACCAGTCTGGTCGTGTGTAGACATCGGCAGGATATACTCCATTGCCAGTAAGATCATGTGCTGGAGCGGATTCAGATGTGGGTGCTGTATGCGTGCCGCGATAATCCTCTGGCATATACCGAATATCCCTACTCCCCACATCAAACCGCTTGCTCAACGGGATGACATTGCCAGAATCGTCGCGGGTGATGGGGTCGGCAAGTTTTGCTTGAGATGATTGAAAGAACACGAACACATCTGAAACCGTATCATCGTCAATAGAATCGTTGGTGTTTTCCATGATCACGCCG